GAGCTTGGATGGATTACTACCATCGTGAGCTTCCTGAGGCTCAAAACAGAGCCATTCAATCCGAGGCAGTAGATGGGGTCCGCCAATACGGTAGTGTTGACCGTCCAAGATTAGGTTCGGCGCGCGAAACGAAGTTTAGTCGTGTAGCCGCTGATATTGACTAACCGCCTGCGGAAATTCCTCCGTAGGCACAACTACGGAGGAAATCCAATGGCATCAGTAAATGCTCCTTTCGGTCTTCGTCCTGTAGCCAACGCTATCGGCCCTGGGTCCGTCACTGTACGGAACAACATGGTAGCAAGCGGCTATGCGGCTAACTTAGGCTATTACACCCCAATCATCATCACCACCTCGGGCGTCATTAACGTGGCTGCCACCACGGGCCGTGTTGATGGTATCTTCCTGGGCTGGCGCTCTCTGACTGCTCCTTCGACTGGTGCAATTACTGCACCTGCGCTGAAGCAGTGGGTATCAGGCACCACCTACACCGGAAACGCTGAGTTTTCGTACATTCTGTTCAGCAACGCAGTTGGCGGCCAATTCGAGATCCAAGCAAACGGCTCTCTGGCTCAAACAGCGATTGGTGACGAAGCGAACTTGGTCAACCCAGGCACTGTGAGCGGTATCGGCAACTCTTCTGCTGTACTGAGCACGACTTTGGCTGGAGCGGGCAACAACGCACAATTCCAAATCGTAGATCTGGCACCTATCCCTGGCAATGCTTGGGCGGACAGCTACACGATTGTGCGCGTGAAACCTTCGAATACTGGCTTCATCGCCGCTAACAACGCGTTCTAACCGTGAAGGAGACTAACTAATGGCTCAGAACCCTGTATTAACCTCCAACGCCCCCATGTCCTTGGGGCCGTATGGCTCGTCTTACTTCGACGGCATTTACGATGTTGCACCGAAGGAATACGAACAAGTCGTCCTTAAAAAAGACGGTTTCACTGCTGACCAGTACCTTTCTGCCATCTTTTACGGCTTTGGTACTGCTCCCGTTAAAGGTCAGGGCGACAATGTTCGCTACGAAACCTTTGGCGAATTGTACCGCATTGCGGCTTCTTTCCAGACCATCGCTCTAGGCTTCGCCTTGACCGAAGAAGTTATGGAAGATGGTAAGCAAATCGACATCGTTGAAATGGGCATGACCCACTTGAAGAACTCAATCTTGACCCGTCAAAACGTGGACGTAGCCGATGTGTTCAACTTCGGCTTCACCGTGAACGGTCCTGATGGCGTTCCTTTCTTCAGTGCATCTCACCCTGGTGTGAACGGTACATATAGCAACCTGATTACTGGTAACCCGGCCCTGTCACAAGCAGGTTTCGAATCCGGTCTGACGGCAATTGCTTCTGCGCGTAACCCTTCCGGTCAAACAATTGCCCTGAAGGCTTCGAAGCTGGTTTCTCCTCCTCAGCTCCTGACCAACGCCAATGTTATTTTGAATAGCATGGGCCGTACGGGAACTGCGAACAACGACGTGAACCCCAAAGATGTAATGGGTGTAATCGACACTACGCCAGCTTTGCTGCGTAACTTGACGAGCCCGACCGCTTGGGCGATCATGACCGAGGGTGGCGACTCTGCCGCAATCGTGTTTGCTGAACGCGCGAAAGTTGATACCATGAACTCTGACGACATCGATACCGGAACCGTTCGTTTCCGTGCTCGTACCCGTTATGTGGTCGTGGCCGAAAACCCACTTGGTGTCTACGCTTCATCTGGCGCTGGCGCATAGGAGGCATAAATGACTACACACTTCTCTGATGGTGTGGCAGTTGGAGCGGCAGGGACAGCCCAAGACCCATCGGGTCGACGGCTCCCTACCGCTTTAGCGGGCTCCCCTCCAGCATACGGCGGAGTGCAAGACTCTCCGTCGTTCTTCACGGCCCCTGTCGCTCCTATCGCTTTGTCTGCCACCGCTGTGTGCGCTGCGCAGGCTATCGCGGGAGCAGGAAATGCCCTTATTAACGGTGCCTCGGCAACAGGCGGCGTGGCTACGTTCGACGTTCCTCGCGCGGCGTCGGTTGTTTCTGCCAGTGCTGGCGACACGACACAGACTGTTACCCTCACGGGTACAGATGTGTACGGCGCTGCCCTGACAGAGACCATTGCGCTGAACGGCACATCCACTGTAAACGGAAAAAAAGCCTTCAAGACCATTACCCAGGCCGCGGTATCCGCCGCTACTGCTGGTAACTTGTCTGTGGGCTCGACCGATATCCTTGGACTGCCTTACCGTGTAGACAGCAGAGCACAGCTTTTGGTTTACTGGGATACCGCATTTGTTACTACAGGCACTTTTGTGGCTGCGGTTTCAACTACGGCCACAGCAACCACAGGCGATGTTCGCGGCACCTTTGTTCCTCCAACGGCAACAAACGGCACTCGAACAATTTCGACTGTTATTTTTTCGGCGGCTTCGAACACCAACAACTTAAATCTTGTTATTGGTGTGGCCCAAGCGTAGGAAAGGAAATGACTGATGGCGACGTTGCAACCTATTAGACTTACTGCTCTTGGAAGTAGCGCAGCTATCAGTCTTCCTAGATTCAGTAATAACACCACAATAGGACTACAGTTGGTTGTTTCAGGGACGGGGACATATAAGGTTGAGTACTCAATGCTCGACCCTAATTTGAACCCCGGCGGTATCCCAAATAGCCCAAACTATGAACGGTATCGTTATTTGTTCCCTACGGGTGATTACTCTACTGACGCACCGTGGCTGAACCATCCTTTCTTGAATGGTATCTCAGCCACGACTGCTTCAAACATTGTTATTCCGGTAGCTGCAATTAGGCTTACCTGCACCGCTTATACGAGTGGGTCAGGTACGCTGCTGATGATACCCGGTTCTTACCCATAACCCCCAACTCTACGGAGTGTAAGATGCGAAACGATTACGGAATGAGACCTAAGACTGCGGCAGGTTCTAAGAAAGCCCCAATGGCCAAGAAGACAGGCCGCACATCTTCTTCTAAGCCTTGTGGCTCTGCCCCTAAAGGAGCAGCTCCACGGAAGCAGTCAAAAGTAAAATTGTAGAGAGAAGTGACTTATAATGGCAACATCTGGAACGACAGGGCAGTTTAATCTGACCGCTGATGAGGCCATTGATATGGCTCTTCGGCAGTGTGGGTTCGAGCCGTCTAAAAAGACTTCCGATATTAGCCTTTATGCTGTCACATCTCTTGAGTTAATCTTGAAAGCGCTACCCAATGACGGGTATGACCGCTGGTTACAGACCACTGCCCTCCTCGGTGTGTATCCAAACCAGCAGCGCTATCAGCTCCCCGCGGGGGCCATGGAAGTCATCCAGATTATCCGGAGAACTTCACCATGGCCTTTGTCGGGGGGCACTCCTTTTACTACGGCGGGCGGAACTGCCGCCAACGCGTTTGATGACTCCCTCACAACTTTATGCACCCAGACTTCTCCGAACGGGGCTATAGGCTATGATTTTGGTACGGATGTCACCCAGACGGTCAGTTATTTTGGTATCAACTCGGCAACGTCTACGACATACACACTCATCGCGGAGTGGTCGTCTGACGGCGTGACATATACCCCTGTCCACACGGCGCTTCCGAAAGTATACGCGGATGCAGAGTGGAGCTATTTCACAATTACGCGTCCTGTCGCCGCGCAGTATTTCCGGATCAGAGAGGCTGGCGGAGCCACTCTAAACGTTCGTTCGGTCTATCTTGGGTATAACCCTTCGGACATTCAGATGGGAAGGATCAATAGGGACAACCGGATTGCCCTGCCCAACAAGTATGACGACAGCACCACCCCTCTTCAGTACTACGTATCTACGGAGAGCTCTGGAACGTTTATCGATGTTTGGCCTATGCCTTCGGACCCCTTCAAACAGTTCTTGGTGATGTACCACAGCCAACCGCAGGACATTGGAGCGGTTATTAATACCATAGACATCCCCCCTCGTTGGCAGAAGTCTATTATTTCGAAGCTGGCTTATGAGCTGGCAAAGTATCTACCGGGCTTAGACAAGGATGTGATTGGTCGTCTTCGGATGGATGCTACCGATGAGGTCACAAAGGCTTCGGCCATGGATTATGATAGAAGTCCGTCCCGATTTACCTTCAATCTTGGGAGGTACTTCAAATGAGGACTTTGCGTGGAGGAAGTAAATATAAGTCAGACCCGCGCTTTTGCTGCCAGCGGTGTGGGTTTTTGTACCATCAAAGTCAGTATACCCCGGATCAGAACATTCCGGATTTAAAGACGTGCCCCGATTGCGCGGACACGTATAACCAGTGGGTCTATGGGCCTCCATTACCAGCGGACACAAGCCTTGTCCTTGACTGGGT